TTAACCATTCGTATCTTGGATGGTAAGCCAGCTACACTTGACACAAATTTATTTGTTGTGGAAGGTAAAAAAGATAAAGGGGCAACTTCAAGTGCTAAAATTTCAGGGCTTGCAGTTGATCCAGTAAAAACTTGGGGTTCAAATGGTGTTTACCACATCTCAGGTAAAGGTGTTGGTGATGGTAAGATTGATTTTGATATCATTGATATTCCTGATAAAGTACAGTCAGCAATTCTTGGCTATGCAATTGATGAAGATGAAATCATCACAGCAGGCAGTGAAACACAGGCGCCTGACTGTTCGATTTTGATCGAAGATTATGATATCCGTGGTAATAATTTCTTGCTTGGATTCCTAACTGGTGTTTTCTCATACGATGGAGTTGAAATTGCTACAACTCAAGGGAAAGCAGAAGAAATTAAACCAGATACTCTTTCCTACTCAGTTGGTTCATCTGATGACGGCGATTTCTTCAAGAAATATACAGGAACTGATGAAGATGCGCAGGATAAAGTACGTGCAGCTCTTGAAATGATAACTACCACACCCTAACGACCCCGTAGTCGGTCAAACGACCGTAGGGGACGCAAAACTTTGAAAGGTAAGAAATGGCTAAGTTAGAAATTACTCTTCACCAAAAAGGCGGAGATGTCACTTATAAGCAAAATCATATCACTGGTCAGAAGTATCTTGATTTTTGGAACATTCAAGAGAAAATTGAGAAAGAATCACTGAATAATGTAGAAATTATCGCTTTGAGACTTGAATATATTGCCAGTCTCTTCCCAGATGATAAACTTACTAAAGAACAAGTTTTGAAAGGGCTAGACCCATGGGAATTAGACGCAACTATCTCACGTTTGATTTCAGTTGTTTTGGGAAATGAGGAAAGTGACGAAAAAAAAGAACTATAACTGCTAAAGAAGCTAAGAAAAGTTTCTTAAATTTCATTAAGCAGTTAGTTGTCAATACTGGATTTACCGTTTCAGACATTTTAGATAATGACTTTGAGACTATTGTCGGAGTAATTAATTCTAATGACGATGATTCAGAAGTAAGTTCGATTGAAGAAGAAACTGAGGTAATGTCCCTTGGTGACTTCATGAATAAATTATAAAAACGGCTCTTAGGAGCTGTTTTTTATTCTAAACAAAAAAACGCTACTTTTTAAGAGCGTTTTTTGTTTATCCTTGAATTAACGATAAAAATTCAAGGAGAAAGCAATGGCAGATACACCTTTAGGGAAAATGATAATTGAAATGGGGTTTGATGATTCCAGCTTTTCAAAAGGCATCACTGGCGTTAACAAGCAATTAGCTGCCTTAAAAAATGATTTAAAAACTTCTCAAACCTCATTTTCAACATTTGGTAAAGGTGTTGATGGAGTTAGAAGCCCAATGGAAGTTTTGAATAAATCAATTGCTAAGCAAAAGGAACAGCTTGATTTATTGAAAAAATCATATTCAGGCTCACTAGTAGATGGAAAAGCAACTTCCAGTACTCAAAATTATGCTAACCAGATTTCTCGAGCAAATGCCCAATTAGCACAATATCAAGCTCAATTAAAAAATGCCGCAATTGAGCAATATAAACAAACTTCTATCTTACCTAAACTATCATCTGGTTTTGAAAAGATAAGTGGAGGATTGGACACAGTTTCCAGAAAAACCGCACCAGTCACAGTAGGGATTACAGCCGCTTTTGCGAAAGGAATTCAAGCAGCAACCAATTTCAACGGCAAGATGACTGAAATTCAAGCTTTACTAGCTGACGATACTTCGCCGAAGCAATTAGCTCAAAATATGGATGTCTTATCCAGCAAATCTAAGCAATGGGCTAGACAATACGGTATTGATACCTCTTCCATTAATGAAGGTATGGAAGAAATGATAAAGCGTGGGTACAATTTTAATCAAACAGTTGGAGCTATGCCAGCAGTATTAGATGCTTCAAGAGCATCAGGCGAAGATTTTGGAACAGTAATGTCTTCATCAACTGCCATTCTTGAACAGTTTGGTTTGAAGACTGAAGATACAGCATCCATGATGAAAAATACCCAACGTGTTACTGATAGTCTTACATTTGTTGCCAATAAAACCTCGGCTGGTTTCTCAGATATGGGAACTGCAATGGAGTATGTAGGGCCTGTTGCCAATTCGCTGGGGATGAGCCTGGAAGAAACGTCATCAGCTATTGGACTATTGTCAAACAATGGTATTGAAGGGGATAAGGCGGGTACAGCACTTCGTGGTGCATTATCTCGGTTACTTAAACCTACTAAAGAATCATCCGCTGCTTTTAAAGCGCTTGGAGTTAATCTTGATGAGTGGAAAAAAGGGAATATCGGTCTTCCTGATATGCTTGATACCATCAAAAAGTCCACAGAAGGAATGACTGATGCAGAAAAGAGTTCATTAGTTGCGAAAGCTTTTGGTACACAAGCTCAAACAGGAATGAATATCTTGATTGACCAAGGTGGTAATGCCTTACGCAACTTAACCAAAGAAACTCAAAATGCGACTGGTTATACTAAAAAACTTGCAGACCAAATGAACAATTCTGATAAGAATGCGTTTAATAAAGCTAAAGCGACTTTAGAAGTTTTATCAATTGATTTAGGTCAAAAACTCTTACCTTCAATCATTCCAGTTGTTAAAGAAATAGATAATTTGGCAGGCTCGTTTTCAAAATTAAGCCCTGAAACTCAACAATTCATCATTAAAATGGCAATAGCAGCGGCCGCAGTTGCTCCCACGGCTAAAGCATTGAGTGGATTAACAAGTATTCTCTCAGGAGTGACTGGTGGTCTGGCTAAAATTGGAGCAAAAGGAGCTGGGGAACTCGCACTTAGAGGGATTGCCACAGAAGCAGGAGGGGCAACTGCTGCGATAGCTGGAAGTGGTGGCCTATCTGCTTCTTTAGCTGGAATCTCTCCAATATTAGCTGGTTTAAGTCCAGTGGCTGTGGGTGCATTAGGCGTAGCTGGTCTAGCGGGGTTAATTATCGGCGTAAGCAAAGCTGTAGATGACGCTAAAGATCGTGTTAAATTCTTTGGTCAAGTTGAAGTATCAAAAGAAACGGTAGATAAAATCGATAACTTTAGAGATAAAGTGGACAAAGCCAAAGTTGCAATGGAAGAGTTCGGAACTGGAAGCCAAAACTCAGCTCAAAAAGTTAAAGACGCTATCAATTCACTTTCTGAAGGAACAAAAGGGGATATTGACAAATCAACTAAAGAACTTGAAGCTGCAATGAAACGGACGGGATATACCGCTGAGCAAATTTCTGAAATGAAAAAAAGGGGTGAAAGTGCTAAGTCTGTTGTAGAAGCTGCTGCAAATGATATTTCTCAAGTTTACATTAATGCCAATAAACGTGACGAAAAAAATAGAGCATTGACAGTTGATGAGCAAGCTCGTGTAAGTTCTAACATGAAAGTTATTTTCGAATCAGAAGCTGATGCGCTTAAAATAACGGGTGATAAAAAGAATACCCTAATGAAAGCTCTCAATGGTGAGTTCAATAACATGTCTAAATCTCAAGCTCAACAAGTTATCAATGACATGCGAGGGATGAGAGAACAAGCGAATAAAGAATACGATCAGCAAGCTGCCGATCAAAAAAAATTGCTTGATGGTCATATTATCACTCAAGATACCTATAACCAAAATATGGCTGCTGCAGAACAAGAACGTGTTGATAAGTTAAGTAAATATGGAGTAGCTGTTGCTAAAGCTGAGGATGTAATCAGAGGAAATCTTAAATTAGGTGAAGCTGGTTATAAAGAATGGCGTGAAAATGCTGAGGCAGAAATGGGATTGTATGGCGAATCATTTGATGATGCATTGGCTAAAGCAGGAGATGCAAGCAAAAAATTAGGAGATAATGGCAAACTTTTAGCAAAATATACAACAGATATGTCTGGTGATGCAAAAAAAGCAAATGATGCATGGAATAGCATGATTTTTGATCCTAAAACTGGGGAAATCAAAACTAATGCTCCTGAAGTTATTGCAGAAGCAGTTAAATCTAAAGAAGGTTGGGATAATATGCAGTTCATCTTGAAGAACGCTAATTTAACAACTAATGCTAGATTTACAGTCGCAGAAGCTTTGATTGCTAGTGGTCAATGGGACCAACTTTCTCCTGAACAAAAAAATCTAGTTGTTAACAATCAACAAGGACTGCTTGCCATTGCTGATAGTAAGCAAAACATGAAGATTTGGAATGAAATGCCAGACTCTGTTAAGAAGATTCTTGGTGATAATAAAAATTTCTTGCAAAATAAAGAAACTGCCCAACAGGCTTTAACTGGTTGGAATACTCTTCCTGCTCAGACTAAAAAATTGTTGGGTAACGATACAGATTTTTTAAGTAAAAAAGGAAACGCTGCTCAAGCATTGAATACATGGAACTCTATGCCAGAAAATGTGAAGAATTTACTTGGTAACGATAAAGATTTCCAAAACAAAAAGGGGGCAGCCGCAAGTGCATTAAAAGCATGGGATGCCATGCCAGAAAACGTTAAGAAAATGTTCGCGAACAATGCGGATGTATTGAGTAAGAAAAAAGGCGCGGCCGATGCGATTACTCAATGGAATTCACTATCTCCTAAAAAACAAGAGTTGCTTGCTAAAAACTTGACAGGAGACGGAGTTTCTAAGGCGAAAGCTGCTA